GGCGTGCATCGCGGGGGCTGTCCGCTTGGAGACGATCATCAAAGACGATCTCGGTGCCGCGGCTTGCAATCAGTTTGTAGGTGCGTTTCATGGTTGGTTCAGTGGTTGGAGTTGAAGCATTCTTCCGCCCATTCGCGGGCGGCCTGGGTGATGGTGGCGACGAACTTCTGTGGGTCTGCCGCCAGCGGGTTGTCTTTCATCAGGTCATGGAAGCTGTTGAGCGCCGATGTCACGGCGGCCTCCAGCAGGATTTCCGGATCGTCGAGTTCGAGGGCGGTTTCCCAATAGCCGATGCGCTCGTGCAGCACTGGATACCTGCGGGCGTCCGGCAGTGACTCGTCACGCAATGGGCCGTTCTGGTAGCTCTTGCGCCCGATGGTGGCGATGGCGGGGATGAAGTCCCGTCCCTTGGCACTCGCCCACAGCAAGGCATGGGCGTCGATTTCAAAGGCGGGTTGGAATGTGCGGTTCACGGGGTCTCCGATCTGCACGACGGGTTTGGTCATGGTCTTCATGGTGTCTGTTTTTTGGTTCATGGTTTCGTTGGAGTGGACACGTGCGGTGGGCCTAGAGGTCCGTGTTGCCGCAGGTGTCCGGAAAGTTGAGAAAGGGCTGGTGGTGGCTATCCGCAGGCTGCGTATACTTGGGCGCTAAAAAAGAAGGGCGCGTGGTCAGGCCGTAGGTGAACCCGAGGTTGCTTGCCTTCATGCCCCGCCACTCGCGCCAGTCGCCGTAGAGTTCGGTGAAGTCGCGCTCGAAGAACACCCACCTGCCGGGGAGCCGGTCGAGCGTGTCCATGCCGCAGAGATCGACCAAGGACGCGGCGACGCGTGTATCGGACAACAGGCCTTCGGGCATCCGGTGCTTGGGCATCCGCCGCAGGGTTTCCCGCCACAGGCTCCACGTTCCATTGTGGAAGAGCACGGCGCGAGCATGGCCGGACAAGCGGGTCGTGGCCTTCGCGGAAACCGGGAACGGGTGACACAGTTTTGGCGTCACCTCCCCGACGCTCGCCCATCGGAAATGGATCACGATCTCGCCAGATAGTCCGGCGATCAGTGGTTCGAGTTCGTCGGGTTCGAGTCCCTTGAACCAGCGCACCACTCCGTCTTCCCGCCATGCCACACCGGCACCGTGGGGGTTGGCATCGTGGCAGGCATCGAGGGTTTTTCTATCAGGCCGCACATTGGCGGGGCATACTAGGATTACACACATGGTTTCGTTTGGTCAGAGGTTGGCGTAGGGAAAGCGGGAATCGAAACGGCGGCACATCCGGTCAGCGATCTTCCGGTAGTGCTTGAATTCCGAGTGCAGGGGGCCGACCAGACCCAGGGCGACGGGGCGCTTTGATCCGGTCCATCCGAGGTAATCCCAGAGGAAGCGCAGAGCGTCCTTCGCAGTGGCCGTGCGTTTGGCTTGGCTCTTGTTTTTTCCGAAAGACCCGAGGCACTCGACTTCGGCGGCGCGGCGGCAAAGGCCCAACACCGTGGCGAGGTGGTGCATGAGCTTGTGGCGATTGAGCGTGCCGGCGAAGACCCGGAATTCGATCACTCCGTGGGTGAAGAGTTTTTGAAAGTTGATCATCCCCCGACCGCATTGGCTCGCCGCCATGGACTTGCGGTTGGGATCTGAGTTGCGCTCCATCTGCCGGACCAAGGTGGCCACGTTGTCAGTGAGCGGGGCTGCAAACCGCCAATTCAAGTGGCGGCCAGTGCCCGTTTGTCCATAGAGCGCCATGGCGTGCCACCGCGTGATGTGGGCGAGCTTGCGTGCGTATTCGCTCATCGCTTGCGGGTCGTCCGTGCCGATGATGGAGCCCACACCCACCGTGATGTGGACGCCGCAGGTTCCGTTCACGTTCGCCCCGATGGCGTTGGCCCACTCCACGAATTGAAGGAGGTGGGCTACGCCCTCGCCGCCTTGGAGAATAGGTGAGACGAATTCACAGGCCAGGCGGCCCGGGTTGGCGCGGATGGAACCGTCACGTTCGGCTTTCCAATGGGTGCTATTGAAGGTGGGGGCGGTGAGGTGCTGCGTGGTTCCATTGGCGGCTCCCACGCGCACGGTGCTACCATTGTGATAACCTCCGATGGTGACGCCGGAGAGCGCGGGGATGGTGGTTTCGAGTTCAACTCCGAAGGTGATGGATTCGGCTTTGGGATCTTGCGGTTTCATAGGTGGATCTGGATGCCGGAGGGGTTGTGCGTTCCGACATCCTCCTTCCTGCCAGCCACCCGCGTCGTTTGTCGCGCACCATCCGCACCATTTTCCGGCCCACCATATTTCCGCGTAATCAGCCGTAGAAGCACGCGGCCCCCGCGCAAGGGATGGCAATATGGTCGGCCCTCACATCCACATTCCGCGTATGTTAGTCAGCCATTAGACGCGTAAATTCCGTCGTTGGCATGCGGAATGAACGGGCTGGTTCAGTATTCCTCGGGCAGCAGAATGGTGGTCATGCTCCGGTCCCACTCGGTGATGATGTAGATCGACCCGCCCGGTGTGGAGTAGCGGCTGAGCAGGCGGGTGCCGTCCTTGAGCGAATGTTCGTTCGCCTGCTTGTCTTCGGCGCAGAGTTCTTCGCCCCAATCGCCGCAGTGATGCCGGCGGAGGAATTTTGTCAGGTCCTCATTCAGCGCGAGTGCGCCGGGGGTGGCATAAACCTTCCCAATCGGGAAGCGGGGTTGCATCAGTTGGTATGGCATAGGATCTCAGGGTTGGTGGTTTATCAGGAATCAATCAGATCGTCGAAGAGGCCGGGGATGAAGGGATTCAGCGCGTCTTGCTCCTGCCGGAAGAACTCGGCTTTCGTCTTGCCCATCTTGCGGCCCTGCGGCGTGTGGCAGTCGTAGGCGTAATCCGGAATCGGGATGTATTCGCCGGATTGTTCGAGTTCATCGGTGAGGGTTTCCGGGTCCAAGCCCGCCTGCTGGTCATAGACGAAGTTTTGGAGGTGGTCGGCGTCGCGGCTCTTCTTGGCCACGCAGAGCAGGATCACCGCTTTGGAGATAAAGATGCGGCCCTTCGGCTTCTTGGCGGTCGTCGTTTTGTTAATCTCGGTGTAGCTGTCGTGCAGCGCCTTCACCTCCGCCGTGAGGATTCCCCAGCAGTCCTCCGCGCTCACCGTGAGCAAGCGCCGCCAGACATACTGGCCAAATCCGCTCGCCCAAAGTTCGAGTGCCCAATAACCGGCCAGCTTTGCGTCACCGCGCCGGATCGCCTTCTGCATCGCGCTCGATACTGCCGGGAAGCTGTAACCGCGCAGAGTGTGTAAGTGATAACTCATCGTCTGCTAGAATATCAGTTTGGCACACGAGGTGAAAGCAGTTTGGGCCACCATTTATCACAGCTTCACCGACTGGCGGCGGGGTGCATCCATCGAAACCCGGTCCTGGCTCTTGTAAGATTCAAGCCGAATGTGGGCCTTCCACTTGCGCTTTAGGTATCGCTTCTCGGTGGCGATGCGCTCCTCGCTACGGAACAGGCTGTTGCCGCCGAGGTTCTTGTCGCGCTCCTGGACGAAACAAAACCGCGCTTCGTTCCAGACCAGCCGGTTGTCCAACAGCTCCTGGAGCGTGGCGTCGATGTCGCACTTGCATTTGAGCAGTTCGTCCCACTTCGGCACGCCGCCCGCTTCATCGCGCACCACGCCCACCGCCCCGCCGACCCAGTGGTTCACTCCAAACGGATCGTTGCGCTGGAGAAGCCGTGGATCGCTCCGCTGGTGCCAGCCGAACAACCGTGCCCCGGCCCCACGCGCACACCACGCCGAGTTTTCGAGCATGGCGATGGTTTCGGCCACTGAGAGCTTCCGGCACCGAAGGGACACCATGCAGACGCACGCGGAAATATCATCGTCAAGCATGACGATGGCATCCTCGGTGAAATGTTTCAGCACCCAGTTCCGCACGGCGCTGATGCCGGCGATCTCATCGGGGATGGTTTCGATCTCAAGCCCGGTGTGACGGTAATGTTCAGCCTCGCTTGCGGGAACGAGCAGCGTCGCCGTCGGGAACAGCCTGTGACTGGTGATCGAGCGGCTCCGGCTCCGGGACAGGATCACCAGGCGGAGTGAGAGCGGGCGGAATTCCGGCCAAATTGGCGCGGCGGCAGAGTTCGAGGAGTCGTTTTCCATGGAGCACGCGGCCGAGGCCGATTTTGTGGGTTCTGCGGTTGATCGAGTAGTCAACCTCGCGCACCCCGATGAGTTGAAGCACCTGCATCCAATCCCGCAGGTCGTGGAACATGAACACGAGGTAGTCATGGGTCTCGAACGCCTGGCATTCCATCCGGGGAATCGTTTCGAGTTCGTCCTCGGGATTTCCCGCGTCATCCATCAACTTGCGGATCTCGTCCTCCATGAAGCCGGTGAGCTCGATGTCGAAGTTCGGGTCAGCGTCGGCGATGGACTTGAGAACCTTCCGCAAATCATCCTCGTCGAGTTCGGCGAGTTCCGACAGGCGGTTGTCGGCCAGAAGGTCGGCCAATTCCTCCGCTTCGCTCGCATAGTCCTGCTCGTCCACGGGGATCGTCTCACAGCCGATCAGCAACGCCGCTTCCAACCGTCCATGACCGCGGACAATCAACCCCGACCGCTTCGACACGGTGACCGGATTGCGCCAGCCTTGTTCCTGGATGATTGACGCAAGAAGCTGGATCTGATGGGCGCTGTGCCGGTTCGGGTTGACCGGGTTCGGTTTCAGCGAGTTTGGATCAACGAGGGCGGTGTGGGCGCAATGCACGGGAATGCTCATGCCCTCTGCCCCTGAGTCAACCAGCCGCGCCCCAACCTTGACACCAGCGTCACGATCATCCGTAGTCTGCGGATACTGCTATGGATCACACGACCTTCGCCCAACTTCTCCGCAAATGGAGAGAGAAGAACAATTACAGCCAACGCGACGCCGCCGAGGTGCTCAAAGTGTCGAAGCGCAGCCTGGAGAACTGGGAGCAGGAACGGGCCATGCCGCAAGGGTTCGGGTTGCAGGCGATGCTGGAAATCATCCAAATGAAACGCAAAAAGTACCAACCATGATCCTTCACCTCTCAAATCAACTTGCTGACCGTTTGAAGTGCTCGGTCACCCTCCAAGGGATGCCAGTCATCCAAGCTGGCCGTCTTGATGCGTGGAGTGGGCATTGTTTTCGCATCGGACGAGTTGAGCACATTTTCATGATGAATGACGCGAGCCTCTACACGATCCTGATACCCGCTCGTGGACTCACCTCCATTGACTCATTCCTGAAAGCATTCCTACCAAAAGTGGCGGAAGTTTGGCATCGATTCGACTCTGAGTTCGATGCTCAAAATCAGCAAGTGATCGTGCTCAAAAGAACCAATCGATCGCTGATCGGTTCCATGAACGACGCGATCCAATCGGCGAAGTTTCACTACGAATACAATCGTAATAAAACTTACAGCTTCGGCCCCACAGATATCGAGAAGCGGTTGAACATGGTCCCATACAAAGCTCTTAAATACACCGCTCCTTTCGAGCTGCTGCCAAAATTGCTTGGGAAGGGTTGACGTGTCCGCAAGCTGCGGATGGAGCCCGTATCACCTGACATCGCCAAAAAGCTGCTATCGCGGGACTTCGCCAATCTGGTGGGTCGTGTGCAAAAAGGCGGCAAGCTAAGCCGCACCGAGCGGTCGATGCTGCAATCCATGGCCACCGGCACCGGAGCGGCTCCCACCACCGCAGCATCCTACGTCGAGCTAGCCGCCATCTTGGTAGCCTCTCGCCAGACGCTCAACACGTGGAAAAAGCGCAAGGACGCGCCGAAGCCAGCATCCAACGGACTGCATGATGTGGCGGCGTGGCGGGAATTCATGCGGCGCAATGAACTCAAAGGGGGTGAAGTGCCCACCCCTGAAGCGGCCGACATCGAAACTTCGCTCAAAGCCCGCAAGCTGCTCGCCGAAGTCGAGGAACGCGAACTGCGCCTCGGGATCAAGCGCGGGGATTTCGTGGCGGTCGAGGAAGTGAGACAGGCGTGGACCGAACTCGTGGCGCAGGCAACATCGATGCTCCGCAAGAAGTTCGAGCAGGAACTCCCACCAATTCTATCTGGCCTCGATGCCACCGGGATCCAGGAAGAGGCACGAGCGGCCATCGATGAGGTGTTGACGATCCTTCACCAGGGAGAATGACAACGGCACCACGCGAACGACTCGAACAAATCTGGCGCAATGCCTGGCGACCACCCGACCGCCGCCCCCCGTGGGCGTGGTGCGAGGAGCACATCACATCAATCCCATACTCTCCAATTCCAGGCCGGTTCCGCTCGGCCAACTCGCCGTGGATGCGCGAGCCGATGGAAGCCTTGGTCGATCCAAAGATCCGAATCGTGAGCATCATCGCCGCGATCCAGAGCGGTAAAACCAGCGTTGGCGAACTCGGCCTCGCGCACATCATCGCCAACCATCCAGGCCCCACCCTCTGGCTTGACCAGACCGACGATGACGCGAAAGACCAAAGCGAAAGCCGTCTTCAAAAACTCTTCGACGAATGTAAACCGGTCAGCTCGCTCTATCCGGCCAACCGGCACAAGAAGCGCCTCGCCACGGTTCATTTCGCCAACGGCATGACGTTGTGGGTTCTCGGCGCGCACAACAAAACCAACCTCCAGCGGCGTTCGATCCGCTGGCTCATCGGGGACGAGTGCTGGCGTTGGCCTCAAGGTCACATGGCGGAAGCGGAGGCCCGTGTCACCGCGTTCGGCTGGTTGGGCAAGTGCCTGTTCATGTCCCAAGGCGGCGAGGATGACGACGACACCCACCGCAAGTTCGAGACCACCAACATGCGTGAGTGGACGTTTGCCTGTCCGCATTGCCACCAGCGCCAGCCCTTCAAATGGGAGCAAGTCGAGTGGAGCAAGGACGCCCGCGATGAATCCGGCGAGTGGGATTTCCAGAAGGTGCGCGACACCACCTCGATGCGCTGTGCGTCATGCAACCACTACTTCGAGGACAGTGACCGCACCCGTCGCGAACTCAACCTATCAGGGCGCTACGTCATCAACAACCCAAACGCCCCTAAGGAAAACGCCGGATTTCACTGGAACGCCATGTGCGCGATGAGCTGGGGCCGACTGGCCGAACTCTATCTTCGTGCCAAAGCCGCCGCCCGCAAAGGTGACGTGAGCTTGATTCAGCAGTTCTATCAGAAGCGACTGGCGTTGGCGTGGCGCGAATATCTGGAGGACTACAAACTCGACATCGTTCCGGGCGGCTATCTGAAAGGCGAAACCTGGGACGGCGAGGCGGGCGTGGATGCGCAAGGGCGATTGGTGCCAGCTGGCCAGCCCTGTGCCTGCCCGCTGCGGATCCTCACGGTGGACTGCCAGATGGACCACCTGTGGCTGGTCGTGCGGGCATGGGCCGAGGACGGATCAAGCCGGTTGATCTGGAACGAGCGGGTGCTCACCTTCACCGATGTGGAGTCGGTCCAGGAACGATTTGGCATCCACCCGAACCTGGTTTTCATCGACGCCGGTTACGCCACCTATGACGTCTATCGAGAATGCGCGGCCCACGGATGGACGGCCCTCATGGGCGACAAGCGGGCCACGTTCACGCACAAGGTGAAGGGCCGGAAGTCCATCGAGCGGTTCTATTCGCCGCGAAGAAAAGTGGTGTTGGGGCGTGGCCAATCGTGCTCGGTGTTCTATTGGTCGAACCTCAACATCAAGGACACGCTCGCCCGCCTACGCCGCAACCAGAACCCCGACAACGGGCCGGTTTGGGAGGTGCCCGACGATATCGACGAGGAATACCTAGCCCAGATGGAAAGCGAGCACCGGATCAAGAAAAGCGGCAAGTGGTTGTGGGAACGCATCGGATCCCGGCCGAATCACCTTTGGGACAACGAGGCAATGCAGGTCGCTGCCGCAACAATGCTCAAGATCGTCGGACGTGAGGCCATCTCGCTCCCCCCGGTTGACACTCCGGACGGGGAGCCATGAACACTTTCACCGATTGGTTTGCCGCCCAGAGATTTCGCAACTTTGGTGCGGCTGAGTTCACCAGCTACTTTGCCCGCGAGCGTAAGGGTGTGAAAAACAGCCTGCCTCCACGCCGCATCTGGAAGAACATCGTGCCCGCACTTCGCATCGTGGACGAGCTTCGTGATTCGTTTGGCAAGTCATGCACCATCCTGAGTTCCTACCGATCGCCCGACTACAACAAGGCGGTCGGTGGAGCATCATCCAGTCAGCATCTTGAGTTCACCGCTCTCGACATCGCATTCGACGGCATCAGCCCACAGCGCGTCTATGACCGGCTGCTCGAATGGCGCAAGGCCGGCAAGTTCACCGGCGGTCTCGGCATCTACCCATCATCGGGCTTCGTCCACATCGACACGCGGGGGCGCAATGCCACTTGGAAAGGCAAATAAGTCATGGCACGCGGACTCTTCATCACCGGCTTCACGATTTCCGAGGTGCTCGCCATCCAGTCGCGGGCGAAGGAATTTCTCATCGAGGGCAAAACTCTCATGACCTGGAACGAGGCGGGCAGCTCCGCCACCAAGCAGTTCACCATGCCCATCGATCAGGTGCTTGAGGAGTGCGCCCACGCACTGCGGATTCTCGACCCTGCCAACTACGGTAAACCTCGTAATTGCGCCGCGTCCTTCATCATCGGCCACCTCCCAAAATGATCCGCCTCAAGCACATCGCTCACTTGCTCTTGCCCCCGGTCCTCGTGCCCAAGGCATGGGGCTCACCTTACGAATCAGCAAACTGGTCTCCCCGTCGTGGCAGCGTGCCTGGAGCATCACCCACCGATGCACGCAACGAACTCACCCCCGGAGTGCGTGCCGAGCTGGTTCGCAAATCCCGCTACATGCACAAGAACAGCGGGTTCGTGCGCGAACTGGTCGCGAACATGGCGATCTACTCGACGGGCGATGGTATCCGTGTCCAAGCACAATCACCCGACTCCGCATGGAACCGCGCTGCCGAAGCCTACTTCGCGATG